GTAAGGGAACTCCCGCTGGAAGGGAACTCCCGCTGTAAGGGAACTCCCGCTGTAAGGGAACTCCCGCTGTAAGGGAACTCCCATCGCGCGTGCATACGTGCGTACATACGTGCGGGCATACGTGCGTGCATATACATAGGCATACAGGCAAAGATAGCTATAATTTTTGTAATAAAAAAATTTTTTTAGACTTATTAGTAATATTTTTCATCCATTTGACCTCTGCAGTTATGCCTAGACTTGGGCCGAGCCCTAAAATTTAAAATAAAGCCATTTTGGGCTCCTGTATGGCCATGAAATATATTTTATTATAAGATATAAGCCTTTTTAATTTTAAGGCCGTACGGGAGCCCAAAATGACCCACACATAAAAATAGCTTTCAAATAGCAGCATTAAGGCTTAAATAATATGTGTGTATCTATATAACAACAGGCCTAGCCTTATAATAAAATAGCCTTAAAGCCATTTTGGGCTCCCGTATGGCCTCCAAATAGCCAAGCCTATAAAGTATTAAGGCCAAGCCATTATAAAGCCATACGGGAGCCCAAAATGGCCCACACATAAAATAATAGCTCTATGCTCTTATATAAGTACAAAAAGCATAGCCACCCCGCCGCTGCTTGCCTATTAATTTATAGTTATCATAAGGCGGAAAATAAGTGTCTGCCGTACACTTATTATCTATAATAGTTAAATAAAGTCTGCCCGCCATGCTTATAGCCTGCTTATATATTTCGCCGCCGCCTATAATGAACACCTCTGCCTCAGTGCGGCAGGCTGCTAGTGCACTATCTAAAGAGTCATACACCTCAGTGCCCTCTATAGCCTTCAGACTGCGGCTTATAACAATGTTGCGCCTACCCTTAAGCGGACCGGTAGGCAATGAGTTAAATGTTTTACGGCCCATTATTATAGGGTGCCCCATGGTGAGGGCCTTAAAGCGTTTTAAGTCTTCGGCTATTTTATAGCATAGTTGCCCCTTATAGCCTAGCGCTCGGCCGTTGTCAATAGCAGCAATTATATTTATCATAATACTTATACCTATATAAAAAAAATAGCTCGCTTGGTATTAATCAAGCGAGCCCACGCCTATTGAAGACTTATGCAAGCTCCTCAGCAGCTTCGGCAGTCTCTTCGGCAGTCTCCTCATTGAGGCAAGCCTCAAGCTCTTTTTTAGCGGCCTCAAGCTGCTCCTTCTTGGCTGCTATTTCAAGCTGCAATTTAGCAAGGCGTTCCTCTGCCTTCTGCAGATTCTCCTCACACTTACGCACACGCTCCTGCGGTGTCAAGGCTTGGCGGCTTCCAGCATTCGCCTTGCGAGCAAAATACTTTTCATTGAGCTCTTTGCCCTCGTCGTCAAAGTCCTCGGTAATAGTGAAACAAGCGCTCTTAATGACCTTGTAGTAGATTTTGCCTACTGCCTCAGCAACCATGCCCTCGGCCTCAATGCCTTTGAGCTTGTACATTACGGTATTGTTGCGCTTGTCTACCTGAATGGCGATAATACGGGTAGTTATAGTGCCATTATCGGTGTTGAACGTAAGCACCTTACCAATATTTGCGCCCGAGGCCTCAACAAGGGCTACCACCTCGGCGTCGTTAAGCCTATTGACCTCACCCTTTGAACGGGGCGCCCTAGCAACTTCTGCCACCTCGTCAAACACCTTCAGCAGCTTGCTGTCATATACCTTAACCAACTTGCGGCCGTCTTCTGCCTTGATGGAATAAAGTACCTTACGGGCTCGCTTCTCCTTAACGACGCCGACAATTACGCCATTGACCCACTCAGCGGTGTTGAACGGAACAACTTGGCACTTGTGGTGCAGGTTGACATGGCACTCCTCAGCAAGGGCATGGAGCTCCTCGTCAGTCAGTTTGTGCGTAGCAGCAGTCTCAGCGGGAGCAGCAGTCTCAGCAGTCTCCTCAGCGGGAGCAGCAGTCTCAGCAGTCTCCTCAGCGGGAGCAGCAGCTGCAGCACGCTTGTTAAGAACGGCCTCAATAGCAACCTTGTCCTCGTCAGAAGCAGTTGCGAGAAGGGCTTGGAGTTTTTCTGTCTTCATAAAAGCAAACTTTGTTTTTGCCATAGTGTCCCGCTTGACCGTGCTGCGGTAGGGCTGAATTGTTATTAATGTTATTGTTTCAATTATCTACTGCAAAGATAGCAGTTATTTTCTGACTGAAAAAATTTTTTTCGCTAAAAGTGATTTGCAATTATGTTAAATATGTTTTGCAATTACTCCTGCGTGAGCTCTGACCAGTGGCGGCCTACCCATATACCTATAATATAGGCAATAACGGCGGTTATTATCTCCATACGGCTTTCCTCCATTATTTAGCGGCCCCCGCGCCGTCCCCACCTAGATTTAACCTCAAGCACATAATATCTAGTGCCCTTTGCCATAGACATAAGGGCGGCATAGCTTTGGGCGTCGACTTCGCTATCAAAGCCCTCAACTATTGTAGATAGGCCAATGCTATAAATCTTGGCTACATAATACTTTGAATTTGTTTTCATGTTGTCCCGCTTGACCGTGCTGCGGTAGGGCTGAGTTGTTATTGTTTCAATTATCTACTGCAAAGATAGCAGTTATTTTCTGACTGAAAAAATTATTTTCGCTAAAAGTGATTTGCAATTATGTTAAATATCGCTCTTAAGCTCTTCGTGCGCTATAGATATTATATCCTCACTTATTTCAATAGCGGCTTGTCTAGTGGCGGGTATTAAGTAGAATGGATTTGGGCCCTTAATGTCTCTAGCTTCTTTAAATAGAGCCTTTGCCTCTGACAATATTTGCTTCATTGTAGAGCAGCCTACAAGGGCCTCCATAGTTACGTCTTTATCTGACATAATACGGGCCTTAACGGCTTTAACCAGCCACTTTTTTCTTAAATAGAGGCATTCAGTATTATCTACTATTAGGCCAAGCTCGTACGACACTTTATTTATGTCCATTCGGGGCTCTGCTTTTGTTGTCATGTTATTCCCGCTTGACCGTGCTGCGGTAGGGCTGAATGGTTGTTATTACTAATTATCTGATGCAAATATAGCAGTTATTTTCTGGCTGAAAAAATTTTTTTCGCTAAAAGTGATTTGCAATTATGTTAAACAAGGCTTTTAATATATTATAGCATCATGGTCATGACTGCCTACTCTTAAGAACATATCTAATTTATATCGGCGCCCATCAAATGTTACATAAGGCTCCCCGCCTTTTGTGTACTTAATAGTTTGCCATCTGCGGACCTTATAAGCAGCATGGCGGCCCTCAGACTCAGCGATACGAGCCATATTGCCGTCGTTACTGACTTGAATATATAAGGCCCTATAATAGTCCCTAAAGCAAACGCCATTAATGCGAAAAGCCCGTATTGTGCCAAACCGTGCGCCAAAAAACCAGTATACACTGCCCTTAAACACGTGCACAACTCTTGTTTTAAGAGGCTCCCTATGGTGCGGGCTTGGCTTGCGGGCAGCAAGCTCTTTATCGGTCAATAACTCGTCTTTTATAAAGCCGTCATAATCTTCAAGAACCATATTATATTTTGTTGTCATGTTATTCCGCTTGACCGTGCTGCGGTAGGGCTGAGTTGTTATTAATTATCTACTGCAAAGATAGCAGTTATTTTCTGACTGAAAAAATTTTTTTCGTTAAAAGTGATTTGCAATTATGTTAAATAAAGCAGTTAAGATTTTTAGGCGGGTAGGTGAAAGGCATTTTATATATTTTTATAATAACACGCACGAATATTTTAGTTAGGTTAAGAGGTGGGGAGCTGCTGAATGGCTGAATGGCTGAATGACTGAGAGCCTGCGTACGATTTTAGGCTTTTTTAGCTAAAATCTGGCTGGCTGGTAGGCTTTTTAGATAGCAGGGAACTCTTGCGCTTAGGGAACTCTTGCAATTAGGGAACTCTTGCGCTTAGGGAACTCTTGCAATTAGGGAACTCTTGCGCTTAGGGAACTCTTGCGCTTAGGGAACTCTTGCAATTAGGGAACTCTTGTTTATTAGTAACTTTTAATGGCTTTTAGCCTTTTAGGCTGCATGCACTTTTTAGCTATTAGGCCAATTTTCTAGTAACCTTTAACAAATAGACCTTGATTTTTTAACCTCTTTTGACGATAAAAATTTTATTGGGTCAGAAAAAAGCGCTACCTTTGCTATAGAGAATAAGAATATAGGCGAGCAGCCTGATGTTAAACCCTAAAAATTATTAAATTATGAAAACTTTAAATTATTTAACGCATTTTAATGTACTCGCAAATTTGCAATGTGACTTTTTGAGTATGTATACTATTTTAGTATACCTTAACAATTGGGAGGAGATTGTTATTGAAGGCCAAGAGTTGTTAATTAATGCCGGTGGGGCCATAGAGTCAGGGCGTAGAAAAAGATTTGCGCTAAATAACCTTGGTGATAACGAGCGTACGCTAATTATAAGCAATATTGACAATACTTCGATTAAATTAATACTCGCTAGCAAATATTTAGATTTATGTGGCGATATGCCAATAAGTATTAATGTACTAGAAGAAAATAGAATTTATTAAAAAAATTTAGCGGTTATTAATATAGCCGCTAAATTTTTTAATAATGCGCACTAGGGCCTTAGTGCACTAGTGCCTTAGTGCACTAGGGCCTTAGTGCACTAAGGCCCCCCCCCTTTATATAGGGTATAGGGTAGGCTCTCAAATGTTTAGGAAAAATTATTAGTAGGCCCTTAGGCATTCCCGCAAATTACTAAAAAGACCCTTAAAAAAAATTATTAGTAGGCCCTTAGGCATTCCCGCAAATTACTAAAAAGACCACTTCTGTTACAAATCATATTTACTTACTTAAAAAGAGGTCTTCTAGCCTAAAAAAGGGGGGGCTTAATATTGTATTTAACAAATTTTAGTAAACAATGTAAACAATAAATTTGCGACTTTTTCGGGGGCCCTCTAAAAAAATATTCCTACGGTAAACAATAATTTTTTTAAAAATTTTGGTTTTAAAGCATAACTCATTGATTTTCAGGCAATAAACAAAATAAACAAAGCAAAATAGCTATTGTTTCTCCATAACTCATTGAAAATCAATTCATTATCTCAAAATAAACAATGTAAACAATAATTTTATAAAAGCTTTGAAGGAAAAAATAAAATTTCTATAAGAAAAAATATTTACAAAAATTAAAAAAGTAATATATAATATATAGGAAATTATTGTTTCTTTGTTTACCATGACTTTTTGATAATATTAAAAGCCTGAAAATCAATCAGTTAGGGCGGTAAACAAAAAAAATTCCTATTGTTTACATTGTTTATTTTAAAATATAATGGATTGATTATCAGGCAGTTAGCTGGAAACAATAAATTTTCTCATAGTTTTTAGGAATTTTTCTTGTTTTTAGGGGGGCCTAAAAAGTTATAGAATTATTGTTTACTATGACTTTTTTGTAATATTAAAAGCCTGAAAACCAATAAGTTATGGAGAAACAATAATTTTATATTATATATTTTTTGCGTACCCTTAACAAAATTTAGTGCCTTAAATTTCTTTGTTACATAGCTATTTAGTAAATTTGCCATATAATAATATATTATTATATGGAAACTAACGACATAGAAAAGCAACTGGCAAATTTACTGCCGGATAGGGTAGACGCACCAAGTATGTCTACCCAAACAAGGCCCGAACTTATAAAAAAAGAGGCCTCAGATATAAAAACTAAGCAGAAAGCCAAAGAGCTTGCAGCCATACGTTACAAAGAGTCTCGTAAGCTACACTCCCTAGAGCGTAAGCAGGCCGAGAACGAAGCTTTAGCTAAAGAATTAGGATTAGATGAGGTGCCTTTAGGCCAGACAGAAAATCAGGCCCGAAAGATAGCAGAGCAAAAAAATAAAGTTGAAACCATAAAGGCTATTGAGGCTCAGACCGTGGAGCCTTTAGCTGTCCAGGAGCTACAGACAAAGGCTTGTTCTGCTAATATGATAAATAAGGCCCTTACGCTACAAGGCACCTCAAGGCCAGAGGTGCTCAAGCTCTTAACGTCTCTTAATATAAATTTGAGTGTTCAGCTCACTAAGCAGGACACAGCTAATTTATTGGCTTGCCTGCTTACATGTAATGAGGCCCAGCTCCTTGCGCTATATAATAATAAGAAAATACCAATAGTTATAAAGACTGTTATAAAGCGCCTGATGGAGGATGTAAAGTTAGGCAATATTGACACCATAGAGAAACTGTGGGACCGTGTGTTTGGCAAAGGCCAGATGTCGCTTAACCTACCAGAGGCCCAGCAGCTGCAAACAGGTATAATACCAAATGTACCTGTTAGCCGTGAAGCCTATATTGTTATACGTGATACTTTACTTAAATAAAATTATATGCAATTATGTGGCTTCAAGAGAGTAACAGGCAAAAGCATTTTCTATATGCTATCCCAGCAGCTATTATCCTGACAGTCTTATTTGCCTTAGGCTTAGCTTTTGGCATGGAGTTCAAAGATAGGGAGTACGGCAATAAATGGGATTGGCTTGATATATTGGCTACGGCCTTAGGTGGCTTAATAGGACAAATAATACAGATACTAATAATATTAGCTATATGGACTCACTGATAAAGATGCAAGAGCGAGCCATTGACGCAACAAAGCCTGGGGTAGTAAACCCGAAAGAGCTTCTACAACTTGAGTTGTTGACGTCATTTGAGAAATATACAAAATGTATGTTTAAGGCTCAGTACCATCGCTCCTTTATAGTAGCCGAACATCATAAAAAGATGTTTAAGGCCTTACAGGAGGTTGTCGATGGCAGGTGCAAACGGCTTATAATTAATATCGCGCCACGATACGGCAAGACAGAATTAGTCATTAAGTCATTTATCTCATGGTGCTTCGCCCTTAACCCCAAATGCCGCTTCTTGCATCTATCCTACTCAGATATTCTCGTGAATGATAATTCAGAGACTATTAGGAATATAATGCAGGAAAGCCTATATAAAACATTGTTTCCTAAGTCAGAGCTTGCATCTGAGAAAGGTTCGGCTAAAAGATGGAAAACCAAGGCCGGCGGAGAGCTATATGCCGTATCAACACAAGGACAGGTAACCGGCTTCGGCGCAGGCAATGTAGACTTGGACCCAGATATAGATAAAATGGATGGTGGCAATGATGTTTTCACATTTGATGACCATACCAATGAGGTGCTAAGTCTTATAGGCGCTCAGTCTAACGTGTTCCAAGGCGCAATCGTGATTGACGACCCTATTAAGCCAGAAGATGCAGAGTCTGATATTGTTCGTGAGCGTATTAACATGCGCTTTGAGAATACAATCCGAAACCGTACTAACTCACGCAACACACCTATTATTATAATAATGCAGAGGTTGCATGAGCATGACCTCTGTGGCTATCTTCAGGAGATAGAGCCCGATGAGTGGACAGTATTATCTCTACCAGTCATACAGACTGATACAGAGACCGGTGAGGAGCATGCCCTTTGGCCTATGAAGCACACACTTGAGGAGTTATATAATATGCGTGAGATAAATCCTCTCGTGTTTGATACTCAGTACATGCAGGACCCTACACCAAAAGAAGGACTTATGTATGAAGGCTTTAGGACATATAAAATAGATGAGCTCCCTACAGGCACAAAGGCACTACAGAAATGGAATTATACAGACACGGCTGACACCGGCGCAGATGACTTGTGCTCTATATGCTTTATAAATACGCCTGAGTACTGCTATATAACGGACATTCTCTTTACGGATGCCCCTATGGAGGTAACAGAACCTAAGCAGGCAGAGATGCTTACAAAGAATGGCACGGTAGAGGCCCTAATAGAGTCAAATAATGGAGGCCGTGGCTACTCACGCAATGTTAAAAGGATATTAAGAGCGGACTTACGTAATTTTAGATGCGCTGTCAGAACCTTCACGCAAACTGAGAATAAAAAGGCACGCATATATGCTGCTTCTGCTAATGTACAGAGCGATATATTATTTCCAGAAGGCTGGGACCGGAGATGGCCAAAATTCTATAAGGCCCTTATGTCATACCGCAAAGATAATAAGAAGAGAAACCAGCATGACGATGCTCCGGACTGCTTAACAGGCGTGTTTGAGATGCACGCAAGGAGGGGCGGGCATAGGAAAATAAGGCTAAGGAATTAATATGGGTAAATGAAATGTTTTAGGGCCCTTTTATACATTATAATTATTATTCCCGCATTATTCCCGCAAAGCCTATATAATTAAATATTTATTCTTATATAAATTATAGGGCCTATATAAAAAATATTGCGAGAATAAAAGTCATAAAAATATATAGTTAAAAATTACTAATTGCTTTTGTATTTGAAAAATATTTTGTATATTTGCGGTATATAATTAATTCGATGCAAGTTAAGGGTAGCTTCTCGTATAATATTAACAATTAAAAAAAGTATAAAACTATGGGATTAAATTGTGGATGCCCAGCAGGCGCTCATATAGCTGACCTTGACATAGCCGAGTGCAAGGAAAGCATGGGGCAAATTCAAAAAGTTGCGTTCCAGCGTATCTACAAGACCGCAGGAACTAAGAACTCTGTCACAGACCCGACTAAGAAGGCATCGTTTACTGCTTTGTTTTCTGCGGCTGATGGCACTAAGATGACAGTCTCTCCTTATATTCAGGGACCTAGCTCTGAGCCCGGCGCCGCTCGTACATTCGGCGGTGGTAACCAGACACTTGGTGGTATAGAGATTACAATCGGTCGTGAGCCGACAGCATTCTCTGCGGTAATTTATCAGGAAAGTCAGAAGACTATTGCACAGCTTAAGCAGTATCAGTGCGAGGAGATTGGTGTTTACCTGATTGATGAGAACGGAAACATCGGCTGCTTGGTAGATAACCAGGATGAGCCTACGGCATATTATCCAATTCCAATTGGTAAGTTCTTCGTAGGTGATAAGAAGCTCGGCGGCTTTGAGGAGCCAGACAGCAATACCATTGAGTGGTCATTCTATCCTAACTGGAGTGACAACTTCTATATCATAAAGCGTGAAGACATGGACTTCAATCCGCTTACTGATTGGGTTAATGCTGCTTCTGCTTAAGTTTAAAAGAGTATAGCGATTTAGATATTTTCAGGTTGTATTGTTTTTGTTGGACATGCGAAAGAAGAGGGAGCAGGTAGTAAGGTTAGTTGTACCCAGATATAATATCGAGCGAGACTTCGGCATACAGCACGCCGAGCGCCTCCTCGATATGGGTACTGACTTAAATGGCGGTTGGGCCTTACCCAAAGATAGTAACTACATTTACAGCGAAGAAGATGGCCTTAGAGTTAAATCAGATAAAACAAATACTGCAAAAGCCGACTAAACGTCAAGTTATTCAAAAAGCGGTAAACTTGCAACGTCGTCTCAGGTTTCATACTGAGACGAATGTTGCTATTTCTGATATTAATCAGCCTACTACTATTTTCCTCGATTGGGTTAAGCAGTTATTGCCTAAGGATAAGTTTAACATATTTCTGCAGTTATTTAAGTTTCCCTTGCCTACTCCAGCAGTAGTTGAGGACGTCTATAGAGAGCTCGAGAGAGTTTTCTATAGTCGTAACTCATCAAGTTCCTACCAGTTTACAGACTCAGAACTAGCAGAAGACTGGTCACAGTATAGAAAAACCAGTATTAATGAGCCCGAGATTTGGAAGACAATTGGCTGGAAGAGAATGCAAGTATCACCAAATAGCATTTTGGTTGTAGACCTTCCGCAGGAGCAGACTACGGAGCGTCCTGAGCCATATTTTTATTGGCTTGAGATTGACTTTGTAATAGACTATGAGACAACGAAAGCAGATAGCAATCTATTTGAATGGCTTGTTTTCAAGCAGCCAGAAAATCGTATAGCTGTATTTGATGATACTTCCATACGAGTATTTCAGCTGAATGAAAAGAATGAAATTCAGTCGCTTATTTCAGAGGCTACTCATGATTTAGGGTATTGTCCGGCACGTTTCTTTTGGTCGGAGCAGCTTAATGAAAAGAGCAAAGACCTCAAGAAAAATCCTATTACAAAGGAGCTGTCAAACCTTGATTGGTATTTGTTCTTTGCTTTATCAAAGCAGCATCTAGACTTGTATGCCCCATATCCTATATATAGTGCGTATGAGGCTGACTGTAACTTTGAAAACAATGAAACAGGTGATTATTGTGATGGTGGTTTTCTACGCAATGCAAAAGGTGAGTACAAAATTCTCAATGACGGAACTGTTGAGAAGTGTCCCTGCTGTAGTGAAAAGCGTATAGCTGGTCCAGGTTCATTCTTAGAGGTACCTATTCCAAACCAGTCTGAGGGTATTGCGGATATGCGTAACCCTATTCAGATAACTACCATCGATAAGGACTCGCTTGACTATAATGTTAACGAGTGTACAAGGCTTAAAAATGAAATTATAGTTTCTGTTGTTGGCTCAGGAGGAACAGTTAGTGAAAAAGAGGCTATTAACGAAACACAGGTAACTGCTAACTTTGAAAGTAAGACCTCTGTTCTTAATGCTCTAAAAACTAATTTTGAGGTAGCACAGAAATTTATCGAATATACTATTTGCAAACTCAGATATGGAAGTGCTTTCATATCATCTTCTGTAAACTGGGGTACAGAGTTTTACGTTTTTACCGTAACAGAATTATACGCTAAGTACAAACAAGCAAAGGAAAACGGGGCATCCAACTCAGAACTAGATGCTATATCGCAGCAAATTCTTGAAGTTGAGTACCGCAACAATCCTTTGGTGCTTCAGCGGATGCTAATCTTAAAGCAGCTTGAGCCATATCCTCATTTGACTTCGGAGGAGATATTAAAGCTGTATGAAAAAGGTTTGTTAGACGAAAAATTAGTAAAGCTTAAGATAAACTTTAGTACTTTTGTTGAAAAATTTGAGCGTGAGAACATTAACATAATTGAGTTTGCTTCAAATAAGTCAATGCGAGAAAAAATAGATATTATAAACAAAAAACTTTTAGAATATGTTACAGAAACTAGAACTACAGCAGCTGCAGGAGCTCAGTCTTGAAGATATTAAGTCTTATAAAGAGCAGGCTGAGGCCCGTAAAGAGGAGCTAATTGCTGCAAAGGCTAAAGGCGGAAAAGCTTGGACAACCGCTTTGCAAGAAGAGCTTGACGAGATTGTTATTTCGCTTGTAGACATTGAGGATGTCATTAAGGAGAAATCGGAAGCTAATGCACCGGCTAATAAGCCCGCCAAAGTAGCTAAGAGCGTATATACTCCTAAACCTGGTACTGAGAATATGGTGCATCTTTCGATTGTACGTGGCCGTAGATTTAACCCGCTGACGGGCCAAGAAGAGTCGCCTTCTTATGCGCAGCTATTTACATTTGCTGAATGGCAGCTCTTTAAGAAGACCTATAAAGGCCTTGGCTATACTATTATGGCTGTTTTGCATGACCCCTATGGCGAAGCTAAAAATTTTGTACAGAAGTAATCAAACAATAAAACAAAGCTATGTTAACAATTGAAATGCTACAGCAGAATTCAGCTTTAACAGGCCTTACAGCGGTACAGCTGAATGCAATTGCCGAAATGTCAAGAAATGACGAGAATACGGTTATTGGCACTAAAATTGGTGCCCTACACGGACAGTATGATGCTGATATTCTTGGTATTACAGGCGTTAAAAAGAATGACGGTGAAAAGAGCTATGACTACGCTAAGCGTGTTCTTGGTGAGTATAAAACCAAGGTAGAGTCTGTAAAGGCTATTCAAACGCAGCTTACAGCAGCTCAGGCTCAAGTTACAGAGCTGCAGGCTAAGCTTGAAAAAGGAGCCGGCGATGAGACTCTGAAGCAGCAGCTTAAAGACACTAAGGCTCAGGTATCGCAGCTCCAAGCTCAGCTTCAGACAAAGGAAACTGAGTTTAACACAAAGCAGGCCGAGTTTGATAAGGCTATTAAAGATACGCATATAGACTACGCTTTTAAAGCCGCTACTTCTGGCCTTAAGTTTAAGGCTGGTATTACAGAGCCTATACAGAGAACCTTACTCAGTGCAGCAAAAGCTGAGGTGCTTGCAAAGGGTACACCTGATTTCATTGATGACGGTAACGGCGGTAAGAAGCTTGTTATGAGAGGGGCTGACGGTAATATTCTCAATAACCCAAAGAATAACCTTAACCCGTATACAATGCAGGAGCTTGTTATGGAGACCTCTTTGAAAGATGTAATTGATACAAATCGCCGGCAAAACGGCGGTGGAACAGGTACTGGCGGAACAGATACTAATGGAACAGGCGGAACACTTGATTTGTCAGGTATCAAGAGTCAGGTAGAGGCAGATAAAGTTATTGAGGCTCATTTGCTTGCAAATGGTTTGACCCGTGACTCACAAGAGTTTGCAGACCAGTCAATGCAGCTGAGAACTGAAAATAATGTGGCAAGTTTGCCTATTAGATAATTGGCACATCCTAAAATAAAAAAATGCTATGAGGCGTAAAAGGGTAATGCACCATATTAGCATGCAAGTATTAACAATTTAACATTTTAAAAAATTATGAGTTTAGTTTTAACACGTATCCAGAACATTCGTGCGAATTCAAACCTTGATAAGTTTGAGTATCGCCCCAGCCGGTATGGTGCGCTGAACGCTTTTATGGTGCAGTCTGAAGACCCTACTGGTATTCTCACAGAAGAGTTGAAGCAAAAGGCAAGGACTTCTATAGGTAAAACCTTGGAGACCCCAGTAATTGACTACGACGCAGACATTTCTATTGGTAATACTCGCTCTCTGACAATAGCCGATAGCGAAAACACCTCTAGAATGATACAGATTAACTTCGCTACGTATTCTTGGGGCTTTACTATTGCGCCGGCGATGTATATGAACAACGAAATTGGCATTCAGCGTGACTTCGAAACAAAGATGATGAAGTACATCTACGCTTTCGCAAAGAAGCTTGATGAGGCTGCTCTTGCTACGCTTGCTGCCAATAAGACACAGGTTCTTAAGAACCCGCTGTTGTATGACTGGTCAGGTAATGCTATTAACGCAAAGTGGACCGAGCGTGAAAATGTATTTGGCGACCTTGAGGTTATGATGGGCGCAAATGACTTCTATGGCCAGCTTCATATTGTTGGAGACCCTGGTGTTGAGTCTATTATGCGTAAGCTTGAGCAGAAGGGCCTCTATAACGAGGTTAACAAGCAGAATGAGTTTGGTACCAAGATTGTACACTTGACGAACAATATTGCCGCTGCTGAGAATAAGTATGCGCAGGGCTACGCAGTAAATTCAGGTACTCTTGGCATGCTGACACGTTTCGAGCGTGATTGCCTACTTGGAACTATGTCAGGCGATGGGCATGAGTGGGGTATTGCTACTTTGCCGCTGCTTAATATGCCTGTTGGTACATACTTCTATGACTCTGTAGGTGATTATAGTGGTATTGCCGGTGCAGCTACTGCAGATATGGTACGTACTCGCAAGGAGCACTATGGCTTTGCTGTTGACGTCGCATTCTTGACTTCCTATAACAGTTCACCCGATACTCAGGCAAGTCCTATCTTGGCGTTTAACATATCCAGCGAAAATGCTGCTTACGCTAAGCCTGTTGTAGTTATGAACACAGAGGCTAACCCAGTTAAGACCAAGACCGTATAAGTCTGAATGATAGCAAATCTTTGAGTTGTTATTAGCTTTGGCAGGAGGTGCGCTGTGCTATTTAGTGCAGTGGCCTCCTATTTTTAATTTAAAAAGTAAAAACTATGGTTAGAGCCAATGATATACAAGAAAATCTGTTACATCTTATAGGGTGGAAGCAGAATTATGATACATCAGACCTAAAAATATCTGATGCTTTAACCGTGAGTGAAAGTGGCTTATATTTTCAGCAAGTACATCCATTGCTAACCTTACAGAATATGTCATGTATTGCTCCGGACTTTAAAAATATAACTTTCCCAGAGTACTATAGCGAGGGTACTTATAACAAAGGAAATATAGTAGAGTACCAAGGGCTGTTGTATAAGGCACTTCAAAAAGTACAAGGAAAACGGCCTGATATTGAGCCTGAATATTGGGCTGAGACAAATTTATTTTCAGAATGGCTAGAAGATAAAACTAAGGCAAGTATTCAAAAGGCTATTAATAGGTATTGTACAGAAAAAACGGCGGAAGGCTCTAATAAGCCTTTATGTGAAAATCGTACATTATTTGATGGCACTGGCAGGCTTGTAGATACTGTAAAAAACAAGAAAAACCTAGTAGGCTTTGAGATTGTACCTATACGAGCAAAGGGTGTAACCGTAAAAATAAATAAAATAGGACTTCAGTTTACTAAAGCTGGAGAGTATACCATATACCTTATGCACTCAAGTATGGATGCTCCAGTAAATATTATTAAGGTCAATAAAATACGGAATAATAGCACTGAATGGTTTACAATTAAAGACCTATATTTGCCTTATCAAAGTGGTAATAATGACGCGGGCGGAAGCTGGTATTTGTGTTATTTTCAGTCTGAACTTCCAGAAGGTAGTCAGGCTATTAGAAAAGACAAAGACTGGTCAAAAGAGCCTTGCGGGTCATGCTCTCGCAGAGAAGTACTTGCCTGGATGGCTTGGTCTAAGTATCTTGAAGTACATCCGTTCTTTGTAAATGAAGAACTTATTGGTAAGGATAGTACTGAAGAAAATCAGTTTCATTTATGGGACACAGAAAATAATCAGTATACTTACGATAATAATTACGGGCTAAATCTTGATATTACTATAAACTGTGACCTTACAGACTTTATAATTGAGCAAAGGGCACTATTCCAGGATGTTATAGCAAAGCAGGTAGCTATAGATATGTTACGTGAATTTGCATATAATGCTAATGTAAGAACAAACAGGCATTCAATTAATGCTTCTAGGCTAGATATTTTATACGAGGTAGATGGCGACTCCTCTTCTATGAAAGAGTCAGGGCTAAGTCATCAGCTTGATTTGGCCTTTAAAGCCGTTAAGCTAAATACTTCAGGTATTGATAGGATATGTCTGCCTTGTAAAAACAATGGTATAAAATATAGGACCGTATAAATATGGCTATAAAGAGATATAACACCACATTACGTAATTTAGAGTATAGGCTAAGAAAGTTCAAAGATAGTTTGCCTGCTCTACTTGAAGATATAATACGTGATAAAGAAGACGTGATAATTGATACTATCACAGATAATCAGTTGTATCTCCGGGGCATTAATGGTATGGGCGAGGAAATAATGAGCTATAGGCCTTACGCAGAGTCAACAATAAAGAAAAAGAAGAAAAAAGGGCAACCTACTACAAGAGTTACTTTACGAGATACCGGCGCTTTTTATAAATCTTTTTTTGTTGTTTTTGACTCTGAAGGCTTTTATATAACAGCAAGTGACGAAAAAACGCCCTTACTTACGGAGAAGTATGGTGAAGATATTTTTAGATTAACAGATGAAAATCTTACTATGCTATTACGGGACCATGTAAGAAAAGAGCTAGTTAAACGTTTAAAGCAATCAACAACAAAATGAAAGAGCATTCAGTACAGATACGATTTAAGGAAAATCCTGTGTTACTTGATAAAATATTACAGGATATGCAGAAGTCTCTTATGTCTAAACTTAAGTGGCTAAATTACGCATTTGGTAGGGCCTATAAATTAGTAGAGCATAGGCCTGATGGTAATAAGTTTATATATCCGGCAATGTATAATGGTAATGGAGAATATATGTCGCTTTTACCGAATGATAACTTTGGCAATTTTTCATGGTTTGATATTTATGACCCGCAAAAGATTACTGAGGTAGTTCAGTCATTGCCACAATATACTTTTAGCGGGGCTATAATATTTTGGTATGACTTAAGTAGTATTTATGAAGATGAGGCTGTTATACATACAGAAGAAGTCAAGGATGAGATTATGCGGGTATTAACTACGCCAGGTCTTATTACTACTACGGGTAAGCTTGTTATAAATGATATATACGAGCGCTTTGAAAATATATATAGGGGCTACTCTATAGAAAAAATTTATAATAACTATGTTTATAAAGGGGAAGGCATACAAGATATTGATAAACAATTCTTTATGTACCCTTATGCTGGAATACGAATTGAATTTACTTTAACAACTAGAGAACTATGTCAACGGTATATTTTATAACAATGCTTTCGTCTTTAATATATATAGCCCTAGCTTCAGCTTTTATTATTTTGCTGATTGGAAAACTTGGTATTAGGGATGAGATAATTGCAAAAGCGCCAATTTTAATTTCTAAATTATTTGATTGCGACTTTTGCTTAAGTTTTTGGACGTCGCTCATTCTCGCAAGCATTCTCGCTATTATATTTAATAATATAAATATTCTTATTATTCCTATAATATCAACGCCTATAACAAGAAATTTAATATGAAAAATTTACTAATAAATAAAAAAGTAGTAAGGGTATATGATAGCATAGATGAGATGCCAATTGTTAATTTTCAGAAGTATAATAAGTATTTACTTATAGACTCTGGAATAGGCTCTGACGTAGATGATATAGACGCGCATATAACCCGTGTGGCTAAATATATTAAAAGTAATAACACTAAAAAGGCTTTACTTGAGCTACAAAATATGAGGCAGAATATGTATATGGTGAATAATGAAATTTCACCAAAGTATTTAGCCTTTGCCGCTTTAATACATAGCGTAGACAACAAAGAAATTACAGACCTATCAGATGATGGACTTAAGGACTTACTAGCTACACTTAAAGAAATAAAGCATTCAAAGCTAGTAGACTTTTTGCTGTGGCTTAAAAAAAAAGTAGCTTCTGAACTTGAGCTGTACTTCCCAGGAGATTTCGTGAACCCTAAGGAAAAGGATGCTTATGACAAACTACGGCAAAGAACGCTTCTTGTATTAGACACTATAGCAAATGGTACTGATAATAAAGAGCAAATATCTAACATAGACTTAATAATGATTAACATGAGCTCTCCTAAATCATATATGGGCAGCGAGTCTATAGAGATAAAATATGATAAACAGTTTGAGAGTACTTGTCTTTTAATATCGCAGAAAACAAATATGGATGCTAAAAAAATGACAGTACTTCAATTCTATAATGCTGTAGATAACATAAAGCAGCAGTTAGAGGCTGAAAGTAAAAGTATTAAAAAACCTAAAAGAATATAGTTATGGCTGAAGATGATAAGTTAAAATACAGTGATATAATTGAGCCTGATGACTCAATTGAAAAACTTGTTACCCAACTTAGTGAGCTTAATAGGTTATATGAAACTACTGTACGAGCTATTAAGGATGGTGCGGATAAGATAGCTCGTTCTATTAAGTCTGCTAGTGGTGCAACTAAAGAAGGTCGGCAAGCTATTGATGAGGCTGCTATTGCTTCGTCTAGGCTTGAAAGAGCGCAATATGAACTTAGATTAGCATTATCAGACACAGGTAAACAAATTGCTTGGCTTAAAGCTCAAACTTCAGATGCTAATAAGGCTACAGTAGAGCAGCAGCGCTATATATTACAGGCCGTTGGCTCTTATGACCGCCTTAAGTCTGATTTAAAGGAGACTGTGGAGCTATATAAGTCTTTAACAGCAGCCGAAAGATTAGATAATGAAATGGGCGGGCAACTGCTTGATACTATTATTAATCTTAAAAATCAGATAAAGTTTTTAGATGACCAGTTGAAGCCTCATGCTGTGCAGTTAACAGAAGTTGAGAAAGCAGAGACAAGGCTAGTCTATTTACAGTCTGATGAGGGCCAAAGACTGCTTGATTTAAAAGCTAAAATAGCTGAGCTTACATCGGCTAGAAGACAGCATAAAGATGTTGTAGACCCGCTAGCTAAGGCTCAGGAAAAGTTAGCTTATGCAACATCTGACGAAAATCAGCAACTTAAGGCCTATACAATTCAGATACAAGAGGCTAATCAAATTGCTAAATTACAAGCGCAGATAGCTAATTCCGCCGAGGGTTCTTATAATAGGCTTTCAGCTCAATATGCTTTAAATAAAATCAAGCTTAATCAGATGTCTGCTGCTGAAAGAGAAGCCACTGACATTGGTAAAAAGCTTGAAGAAGAAACTTTGGCATTGTACGAGCAGATGAGAAAACTACAAGAAGCTACTGGTAATTATAGGTTATCGGTAGGTCATTATCAGCGTGCTTGGGATGGCTTAGGCTTTTCTATTTCGCAGGTTGTACGTGAGTTGCCGGCTATGGCAGTATCTGCTAATACATTCTTCTTGGCTATATCTAATAATATACCACTAGTTGCAGACGAAATAAATAGGCTCCGAATGGAGAATAAAAAATTACAAGCCGAGGGAAAACCAACTATTAATATAGCTAGAAATATAGCTAGCGCTATACTTAGTTGGAACTCAGCACTTGTAATTATACTGTCTGTATTTTCTGTATGGGGTAAAGATATAGTAGAGTGGGTAACTTCTTTATTCAAGGCAAAGAATGCTGTTATATCTACTACGGAGGCCCTTAAGAATATAGCTAAAGAGCTTGAAAACACTAATGGCAGTTACGGTAGTAATATTGTTAAAGTAAAGGCCCTACGTGAAGAGTGGAAAAGCCTTAAAACTGTAGCAGAAAAAAATCAATGGCTTAAAGACAATAAATCTAATTTTGACCAACTTGGGGTATCAGTTAATAATGTAACTGATGCCGAAAATATATTTGTAGATAATACAGAAGCTGTAATTAATGCCCTTAAATTAAGAGCTAGGGCTGCAGCTGCACAAAAATTAGCGGCTGATAAATATGAGGAGGCCCTTGTAAAGCAAAATGAAGCAGAATTAGAAAGACAAAAGAGGTCTAAAACACGAAGTGAAAGAATTGTAGCGTCTGTAGAAAGTACAAAAACTCCAGCAGCTTATGCTACTCCCGGTGCTATGGCTGAGGCTTCAACAATTGATACATATGCGGAGGCTAGAGAGCGCATAACTAAAGAAGACGAAAAAGCGGTACAAGCTCTTAAGGATAAAGCTAATGCGGCTGAAAAGACAGCGGACGCTTATTTTGAAATGGCAGATAGCTATGAAAAAATGGCTAAAGCAGAACTTAAAGAAGCCGGTATTGAAGGTAAGCACAAAACTACAAAAACACGAAAAGGTAGAGAGCCTCGTGATTTAACTCGTACTATAAATCAAAATGATATAAAAATACAAAGAGAGTACGAGGAAAGTGTAACTGAACTGCTAAAAGATGAGTACGCTAAGAGACGTAAAGCCGCAGCTGACCAAGTTCAAGACGAGAATAATAAATTACGTGAGCTGTATCGTCTTAATGAAGAGTATGTTAATAATGTAGACGGTAAATATAAAAAGCTTACAGAAGACCAAAAGAAGCAAATTGCTAAACAGCAAGAACTCATAACTAAGACTATAGCTAATAATCTAAGGGCTTTAGGCCTTCAGTTACAGCAGCTTCAGAATGAGCAAAAAGTAGCCTCTTTGCGCACTATGCGTAATACTATAAATACTACAGAAGGACTTCAGAGTCAGGGAACTACGGTAACAACCGATATGACTATTAGCCGTGATATTTCTCAGATGGAAGTCTCTTTAGTAGAAGAGCGTAAACTTATGGAAGAAAATCTTGATATAGAATACGCTTTAATACTTGATACTAATAAAAAGTTGTTAGACGCTGGAGACACACAGGCGCGCTCTGAAGAAGAGATACTTATTGAGCTTAATAGAAAAAAGCTTGAGCTATGGAGTGACTACGACCAAAAGATATTAGATGTTAGAGAGCGTGATATTGAAAATCAGCTTGAATTAGTTAAAAAGGGTAGTGACGAGGAGCTACAGTTATTACTTCAGCAAAATGAAATACGCAGACAAATAGCTTTAGCTCAGAATGCGGCTAAGCCGGCTGAACAACAAGTAGGCACAGATACCATAAATGAGCTGTTTGATAAATATGCAAAGCAAGTTAGAGGCTCATTCCAAATGACTGGCTTTGATGAACAGCAGGCCCTTGACGAAGCTATATTTAATGAAGTAAAGCGTAATGAAACAGAAATAGCTAAATTTAAATTACAGCAAGAAAAGGAAAGATGGAAAGAGCAAATACGCTTAGCCGAAGCTGGTAGCTTAGACTGGAGTCAAGCGCAAATTGATGCAGCTAAGTCTACTGTTAAAGGTATTGAGCGTGAATTAAATGAGCTTGATGACTTTTTTGCTAATATTGGCGAAAAAGGCTTAGGTAAAACTTTACTTGAGAGACTAGGCTTTGATGATGACCAAATTGATGCTATACAGGAGGCTGTAAATTTTGTTATAGAGCAGTTTCAATCTATCTTGGATGCTGAAGTTGAATTGGCCGAACAAGCGGTAAAAGCAGCTGAAAAGAGGGTGGAGGCCGCTCAAAGTGCTTATGAAGCTGAAGTTGAAGCCCGTAGTAATGGTTATGCAAATAATGTAGCTACAGCTAAAAAGGAATTACAGCAAGAAAAGAAAAAGCAATTAGAGAGACAAAAAATACTTGAGGCCGCACAAAGGAAACAAGAAGCCCTTAATACTATAACACAGGCTAGTAACTTAGTAACGGCCTCTTCTCTTATATGGTCACAGCTGGGTTTTCCTTGGGCTATACCTGCTTTAGCCGCAATGTGGACCTCATTTGCAGTAGCTAAAATAAAAGCTAAACAAGTTACGGCAAGTCAATCTGAAGAATATGGAGAAGGAGGTCTTGAGTTCTTAGAGGGAGGTTCACATGCCTCAGGTAATGATATTGACTTGAGAACTAAGAACTCTAAGGGTAAAAATATGAGAGCAGAAGGTGGAGAAGCTTTAGCTATTATAAGCAAAAAGCGAACTAAGAAATATAAGGGTATACTTCCAGATGTTATAGATAGCTTAAATAAAGGTACCTTCGAGGATAAATACATGAATGCTTTTGCAAGCACAGACGGTATGAGCCTTGTTGTAAATCCAAATGATGGAATAGACCTTTCAAAGCTAGAAGACGATGTGCGTAATATACGAAAGCAAAATGAAATTAAATACTGTAATCTTGGCAGTACTACACTTATAGTTAAAGGTAATGTTAAACGTTATGTAAAAAGGTAAATTATGGAAATAAATAATATATTTTCGTTAGGCTTTAAAGTAAGCGCTGACTTTTCAAACTATATAGCTATAGATGCATCTACCGGAGCTATTACTACTGCAGATACAGAGCAGGAAAATGCGTGTTCATACTATATAAGTATGAATACTAAAAAAGCAAAGTTCCTTAAAATACTTAAGGCCTCTAACTTCAATACTGGTACCATATTTTTTTATGATAAAGATAAGGGGTACTTAGGCAATAGTGAAATAACACCTGACTCAGAAGTTTCTACTCCTGAGTCAGGCTTTACTTATGTGGCTTTCAGCCTTACCAATTGGAAGACTAATAAACTATTTAAGGATTTCTGTGAATTCGGTATACAGGTTAACCCTCATTATAAGGAACTAAAGAAGCAATATAAAAAAGAGGATGACCAATTATTTTTCAGGGAGTCTATAAATGGAACTATTACATTATATGACATTGATTATGGCTTGATAAAAGAAGCGGATATTGAAAGTATAATTACTTTTAATATTTATACGAATGGCTCCTTATATTCTACTAATAGCTTTGTAAAAACAGACTGTGAATTTGACCATTTTAGGGGCTCTGCTAAAATAAAACTTACGTCCTACGATAGGTATACAAAGATATTAAATGCCTATGAAAATACTTATGATTTGCTTAAGCTGCCTATAGCAAAAAATATAGTTAACCTAACAAAGAGGTGCATTATACAAATATATATTCAGGGTGAAAATACTATCACAAATTATGCAGGTGGCACCTATTGGGAAGATGAGGTAAATGAAGTTATAGATAGCGCGGATGCCTTAAAGAAAAAATACTACTTTTCTGAGGGCCCAAGCTTTAATGAAATATCACTAACTGGCTTTAACTACGATATAAATACGTCTTTCAGGTGTATAGAGGGCTCAAGTATATGGAATAGTACATCTTCAGTAATTGTAGATGGCACTAAATATAAGGTGCCCTGCAGTATAAAGTTTACAAAGACTAATAGTAAAGGCACAATTTGGTCAGGTAGTACAGAAGGTTATGCTTTAAGTACAGGGACTTCAAAAACAATTGCAGAAGGTGATGGCATAACTAACTATCTTCTATATGATATGTACAGAATAGATATATATACAGGCTTTAATGGTACAGGTCAACGTATATATCAATCAGTACGTGTATACGCCAATGATAGCAACTTTAAAATAGCGCAGGGCCAAGGGCTCTATCAAATGGTAAAAATTAGTCAAGAGTCTCCTTATAAAGAGCCAGAGCCAAGCAGCTTTTATTTAGGTGAAAATGTAATTACATATAATATATGGGGGCGCTTATTATGTAGTGTAGATAAGGATGAGGATGGCCAGGAAATGTATGATTTACCTTATGATGACTTTGCTACAGAAAGAGCGAACTTTAAGAAATGTATAGGCCTAGCTTTTAGTCAAGAGCAAGGCACTCTTGTTCATTTTGTACAAAGTACTAAAACACAAGATGAACCTACTGCTTATGGAATTAACGACTATAATGAGTATTTTGTAAGTCCAGTTATAAGGGGATATTCTTATAATATATATCCATACCCTTTAGCTCGTAGTACTTGGGGAAACACGTCTTTGTGGATTGGCTTTGAAGAAAATATAGATTTACCGGCCTTTAGTGTTGAGAACTGGTCTAAGCGGCATTATAAAGCTATACAGCATAGAGACTGCATGGAAATAGGAGCGATTATAAAAGGACTTTTAAATGAAATAGACAAGAGCATAAAGTTTGAAAGTACAGCAGATTATAGTAAATTCTTATATGACGCTGAAAGCGATATAGAGGGAGGCTATGGAAAAAATGGCCTTAAGATATTCATAACTCAAAAATCTAATGTACTTAAAGGCGAATATGACCAAGCGGCACAAACAGCAGAAATAACTTTTAAGCAATTAATGGATATGCTTAAAAAGTGTTTTAAATGCTATTGGTATATCGATAGAGCTAATAGATTTAGGATTGAGCATATTAGGTACTTTAATAATGGAATGAGCTATGAAGGGCCTATTATGCAGTATGACTTAACTAAAAGTAAGGATAGATTTAATAGGAAACAGGTTTTATATAGTCAGAGAGAAGTAACTTTTGATAAGACAGATTTAAAGTCTAGGTATGAATTTTCATGGTCCGATAGCGTAACAGAAGCTATGGGTGAGGGCTTTACAGTAGATGTTAATTCTAATTATATAAGTAAAGATGATAATGAGAGTATAGCAATTGAATTGTTTTCCTCTGATATAGACTTTATGATGTTTTCGCCAAGCGATTTTTCAGAAGATGGCTTTGCTTTAATGATTACTGATAGTACTAATACAGTTCCTATTGTATATAATGAGATATATTCAAAGAAAAATTCATATACACCTATGAGGCTGTATATACAAAACTATTACGCCTCTTTTATAAATTTGTTTAATAATTATATGTATGATATGCCTGCACGTAATATAAGCACTTCCATAGATAGTGATAATGCCGTAAGATATATTGTTGACAATATTAAGAAGTGCATGAAGCATGATATACAATTTCAAGTTATGCAGGAACCAGATTTATATAGGCTTATAGGAACTAATATAGGTAGCGGCTATATTGATAGTCTTGAAATAGATATTGATACTAGATTAGTAAATGCTACATTATTATATGAGCCCGGATAATAGGTTAATAATAGTTAATTAAAATTAATAATGCTTAAAATATTTTTATGTTAAGCGAAAAACTATTAAATTAGCAACATGAAATTAATAAATAATAACATATCGCCCCTGCCTTTTTACGATGATATTTCTTTACAAAATCACCGTAAAGATTACGCATTCGGTCAGATTTATCCGCTGATAACTTTTAAGAATATGTTATTACCTTTCCAGGTTGTTTTAGCTAGTGGTGACTCTATAGAGTGGGCCCGCCTGTATAACTTTAATACGGGGGCCTATACCGCTATAACTGATAGTCTAAAAGAAAATGGCCTTGAGCTTAAGTCTTATAATAGCTTTAAGCTGCTTAAATATCCTGGAACACTTCCGGTCGTAGATATAAAATATGAGGGCTTATACTACATAGCTATTTCTATAGCAGGCCTTGGAACTATATATTCAGATATATTTACGGTAACTAATAGGGTAGATGACTACCTATTACTTGAATACTATAATTCATATAATTTTGTGTTTAAGAATGGTATAGTAGATTTCTCTGATAACTTTAAGTTCAAATGCTATCTTAATACGCAAGTAGGAAAGCCAGAATATGACTTTGAAGAAGAAGCTACTGAGCGAATGGGCTATACCTTTATTGAAAGTCAAGTAAGTAAAAAAGTGTATAAGTTTACATTCGTAGCCCCTGAGTATTTATGTGATGCTCTAAGGATTGTAAGGCTATGCGAAAATAAGCAAATTACAAGCAAATCACAAACATACGACCTGACTACATTTAGCATGAACCCTGACTGGGAAGACCAAGGGGACTTAGCGGCTGTAGAATGTGAGTTTGAAACTGATACTGTAATAGCTAATGTGGGTGGCTATCAGGCTAGTATAGTTAGAGGTGACTTTAATGAAGACTTTAATAACGACTTTTAGAAAACAATATATAAATAAATGGCAAGTTGGTCAATACTAAAGACAGCTATTAAGCAATATATAAAGGCCAATGGTAATCATGAAATTACTGGTCCCGTATTACAGAGCGTACTTAATAATATAGTAAGCTCTATAGGCGCTAATGCTACACTTGCTGGTATTGCTACGCCTTTAACAAACCCAGGTACCCCTGATGGGCCTGTATTCTATTTAGCAAACGAAAATGGAACATATTCAAATTTTAGTAATATAACGCTTTTAGATGAGGCCGCTATTTTAACCTATAGTCCTGATACAGGGCTATGGGCTAAGTTTGCTATAACGCAAAGTGACTTTATTAGCAGTAGTCATGATGATACAGCTGAAGGCCTAATAACTTTTAATAAGGGCCTTATAGCTTTAGCTACATCTCTTTTTAAGCAAGGCCTTGAGGCTAAGGGTACTTCTATTTTTGACATACTTAAAGCAAATAGTCTTGAAGTATTGGGCGATATAATTGCTAAAAATATTAGTATATCTGATACAATAGCTACTAAAAATCTTGAGGTTACCGGCTCTGCTCATTTCTTTCAATTAATAATAGACCAAATAAGGAGTGTGGGTGGCAGAGTAATAATATCTTTAGCAAGCTGCAAAGCTGCCTATGTAGAATACCTCGACTCTGATTTAAATATAGTGCCTAGCTATGACGCTAGTACTGTAAGTTATTTTAGAGTATACTTTTGCGCAAATGATGGCGACAATAAAGTTACTAATAATTTTGCGGTAGGAGACTTGGCCATAGCAATGACCTTTAATGCTGGAGAGGGCAGCTATTCTAGCGCTTCCAATAAATATTATTGGAGGGCTATAAAGAATTGTTCCTACTCTGCACTCACTTATTCTTTTGATAATTTTGCAAAGAAATACTATTACATAGACCTGTATAATACGGAAGGCTATTATGACACAGACTCTAATGCTATACCAGAAGTAGGAGACTCAATTGTACAGCTTGGTAGCATTAATAATGACTCTAGAGCTTCTACTATCATCTTATCTGCATATAATGATAATTGGCTTGATGCTGGTATTAAAGCCCCATGCATAGCGCAATATATGGGTATTGGTAGAGAGGCTGCATATAGATTTGACCTTGCTCATTATCGCTATACTTGGTTTGCTCTTAATAGCAATGAGATAAAAGGCAATTTAAAAGTTATTACAAGTAGCGGCGCACAGGACATAGTAGACTATGTAGATGGAGAGATTAAAAGCACAAAAGCTTCATTTACAGTTGAAAATGAAAAAATTACAGCGAGCGTTGAAAAAGTTGAACAAAGTATTGATACGCTAAGTGATGACTTAAATGTACTTTCAGAAACAGTAGAAACAAACAAATCATCTATAGAGCAGAGAGCGGACCGCATTGAGGCAAGTGTTGAGAGCGTAAGTAAAAGTATTACTACTGTGGGCGATGATTTAAGGGCGCTTTCAGAAACTGTAGAGTTTAATAAGTCATCTATAGAGCAAACAGCAGAGTCAATAGAAGCCAGGGTTACAAGTGCTGAGGGTAGCCTTAACGCTTTACAAGAAACTGTAGATGATATACCTGTAAAAACTCAAAGCCAGTTAGATATATATACGTCCTCAATAAAGCAATCTGCGAAAGAAATTTCTCTTGAAGTTAATCAGGAGTTGGATGCCCGGAAAAATTTACTTTCCGGCACAGATTTTACATTGTGGGATGAGACAAAGTTTAAAGCAAATGATGCTTCAGCTACTACCATAATAAGAACCTCTGATGGTATGTATGGTCATAATAGCATTGAAGTATCTAGGACTAATACTAGCGTTACATACCCTGGAGTACTATTTAAGGGTATTCCTGTTACAAAGGGAGTAGGCTATTTTGTAAGTACCTATATTAAAAAAGTAGCGACTATTAGTGCTGGGGCAATTATATTGATACAGCATTTATCAGATGAAGACGGTACCACAGTAGCAAATACTACAGCGTTTACTTATAGTAATAATAGTATGCCCGATAATCAGTGGGCTCTTTTCGGGGGTTCATTTACGGCTAGTACAAACTATATAAATATAATATTTTGTCAGCCTTCTACCGGTACATTCCGTATATCACTACCTATGCTTGAGAAGGGTAGTGCTAGAACTATTTGGACGAAGTCTGATAAAGACCACTACTACATAGGCGGAAACTTAATACCGTATAGTAAAACTTTAGGTAAAGTAACTGGTAGCGCTGATGGTATAACTGCAGTAGGAACTAAAGAAGTTGATACCGATGGTAATACAATGTCTGTAGTTACGGCTACGGCTACTTATAATAGTAGCACAGGCTCTTGGACACCGGGCTCTAAATTTCCATTAACTTTTAGACAAACCTTTAGTGCGGGGGTTGACTATATACTATCTTTTTATATAAGAAGAATTGATGGACCTAGTACAAACCAAGTTACCATTAATCTTAATAAAAATATACTTTATTCAGAGCTATATACAGGTGCGGTTTCTAAGTTTTCACAGATGGGGGGTTCTACGCCATATTCAGGTTATCATAGCATATCTAATGTGCCTACTGAATGGACAAGGGTATGGCTTCACTTTAGGGTGTATGAAAGCAGTCAAATAGCCTCTATGAATGTGCAGGCCTATGCCGCTACAGACTCTATAACTGTGCAGTTAAAGCAGCCAAAACTTGAAGCAAGTGCTTATCCTACTGAATGGACTGAGTCAGCTGAAAGCTATATAGAAGAATACAATATTGCTAATCAGCTTAGTAAAACAGGCATTGATATAATGCAAGGTACTATTAAGCTATCTGCTGAAAATACTATCATAGACGGCGATTTATATTTGAGGGGTATACTCGTAGAGAACTGTGCAGAAAAAGCTAGTAAGTCTCTTGTAATATGTGACCTTGTACGAAATAAGTCTGTATCTGTAAGTCGTTCATTGGTAGTATTGCCGATGATTAATACTGTATACAATGATTTTGGCGTTGCTGGCGGTGGCACGCCAAATAGCTACTCCATAGCTGCTGTAACGGAGGCCGGTATAAAGCTTACAATAGCCGCTAAATACGAGGCAGAAGTAGCTAAATGGGCATCAGCAACGGCATCATTATATGCGTCGTACCCTAATGCAATGAGCCTTTTTCATAATTACGCTACTATAATATTCGCAGACCCTCGTATAGCTTCTTACGGCAACTATAATTTAAATGGAACCGCTAAGATATTACCTGAGGGCGGCGGCGGCATACAGGTATCGGGCTATGAAGGAGGAGTGTTTGTATGTAATGGCCGTAGAGGGCGTATATTGTTGTTAATGCCTGGGCAGACACTACATTTAACATCAGCCATAGAAACTATTAATGGTAGTAGCCGCCTTATATGGTATATAGACAATGGTAGTGAATTTACGTCCATAAGTAAAGTAGTAAGGATAGTAGGTTATGGAACCTATAGCCATGGATTTAGTAAGCTAACAGGCTCATCTTGGCCAAGTGAACCAGCTACGTCGTCTGGCTCTGAATATGAAGACAGCATATTTGCGCCATTACAGCTTTGCGCTGATTATTCAGGCAGCGCTGAAGAATTAAATATAGAGCTAGATGACGGCGCTTATACATATCTTTAAACTAAAAATATTTTCTGCAGAATATATAATTAACTTAGTGTTTAACTTTTAAAAATTTTGAATTATGGAAACTGAGAAAATCTATTGTTGTGACAGAAACGACAATGACGCTTTGGCAGTAGCCCTTGCAAGCCGTAACAATGACGGTAATAACATGTGGCCTTTAGCCATGATGGGTGGTGGTATGAACAATTGGATGAACAATCCATTTGCGTATCTTATGTTCCTTGCTCTGTTCCGTAATGGCGGCTTCGGCGGATGGGGTGACGGCTCAGGTCCTGCTACGCAGGGTATTGAGACCCAGGCTCAGCTCAACGCTATCCGCACTCAGCTGCAGGATAACCAGAATGCTGACTGTATAAAGTCGGCTATTCAGGGTAATAGTTTCGCTCTTAGCCAGTTGGCTCAGGCTCTCAATATTGACTTTAACACTCTTCAGAAGTGCTGCTGTGACGTTCAGGCTGCTATCCAGCAAGTTGCCGGTCAGGTTGGCTTCTCTGCTGAGCGTGTTATCAATGCTGTTAACATGGGCGATTGCAATGTTATTCAGGCCTTGCAGAACTGCTGCTGCCAGACTCAGCGCCAAATAGCTGATTTCCGTGCAGATGTTCAGCTTCAGACTTGCCAGCAGACTGGAGAACTTCGCAACGGTCAGCGTGACCTTGGCTTTGCTATTACGCAGGGCTTTGCACAGACTGGCTTCCAAGCTCAGCAGGATAAGTGCGATATTATCAATGCTGGAACTGCCAATACCCAGCGTATTATTGACACTCTGAACACACATTGGAAAGATGAGCAAGCTCAGCAAATTCAGGACCTCAAATTCCAGCTGTCTCAGGAGCGCCAGAATAACTACTTCGCGCGTCTCATAAATGGAGGTAGCTGTGGTTGCGGTAATAGCTGGAATAGCTGTGGTTGCGGTTGCGGTCAGTAATGTTTAACCCTTAAATTACAAGTTTATGGTTACCCTATCACCAGTAGGCTTAGCCGCTGCTCCTGTAGCAAATCAAGTTTCATTCTTGGCTACATTTAAGGAGAAATTGTGTCGTTGTGTTTGTGCAACTTCTACCAATCAGCCCTTTGCGACTGTTACTTATAGGAATGAGACTCCTACGCTTAATGGCACTACAGTTTTTGTTCCTATCGTGGCAACAATTACGATTACTACTCCAAATGCTTGCAAATGTCAGGCTGAGACGCAGGTAATCAATGAGCGTTTTGTAATAGCCTTCCAAGTCCAAACAGCACTTCCAGCGTCTGTTACTATCACGCAACTTGGAATGACTCAGGGGCTCATTAAGATAGTATGTGGTAAGTCAAATTGCTATGCTATTAATAGTTCTCTGACAGTTTCTATCCCGGCAGCAACTACATAAATTAAGGGCACTCAGGAGAGTCCCAAACTTTCCTGAGTGCTTTAGCTATTAACAATTTAAAAAGAAAAGGTATGTTATTATTTAAAGACATAAAGCAGAATTATCCTGTATATATTCTTGATACACAAGAATTAATACTTATTCAGGGTAAAGCCACGCAGGTATCATTCCCCCGGTTTGAAATGAACCAAAAAACCTGCAAGACTGAAATGGTAGTAGATGTTACTATAGAGGCAGATGGAAAAACGGCCACCTATACTATTCCTGAAAGCCACTCTGTAACGTACGCAGGTAACTTTGTTTTGTCTACAGAAAAGCAGGCGCTGGCCGGCGAAGTTGAAGCCCAAAAGGCAAGGGCCGAACAGATAATAGCCTCTGCCGCTAGTGCGCAAAACATTATAGAAAAAGCTCCTGCTTTACTTGCTGAGCTCAATCCTGTTTATAAAGAGAAGCAGGAAACTGAGCAGCGCTTTGGCAAGATTGAGAAGTCTATAAGTGGTATGGAGGAACTCATGAAAAAGCAGCAGGAGATGATGGAAAACTTTATTAAGAAATTTGAAAATTAAAAAGGCTATGAAACGTAGATATATTATAGTGCATCATGAGCAAGGGCCTAAGCACGAGCATGAGTCTGAGCACGAGCACGAGCACGAGTATGAACATGAGTCTGAACACGACCCGCAATATAGTAAAGCTAGAGAGGCCCTTAAGGCTAATCAGCATTATGCAGAATACGTACATAAACACGGCTTTCATTTTACGGATGCTTTAGCAGAGCACACAAGTAAAATGATGGTAAACTCTAATGGGCAGTCCCATTCTTGGGCAGCAAGCCAAGTTAAAAAATCTATGGAAGGCCTAGGCTTACTTATTCCTGATAAGGTTACACTGGGTGACATTACTTATGCCGCAAATATGGCTTACGCTGATTTCTATCCAGACCCTTTGAAAGATGAGGCTTCATGCCTAAAATACGCTTATAAGGTCGCAAATGACCCAGACGGCTATGACGGCATGATTTTCTGTAGATGGCTTGTAGATATAATTGGAAAAGCTATTGAAATAGATTGGAAAAAATACATTTAAAAAAGTGGAAAACGAAATTATTACAGCCCTAGTAGGCACAGGTTCGGCAGCTATAAGCTCTTTCATAACATGGCTGTTAAGCCAGCGAAAACAAAATGCCGACATTGATAATACAATTATCGAAGGCATGCAAAAGTCTCTTGAGTTCTATGAAAAACTAAGTGATGACACCAAAAAGCGGTTAGAAGAGGCTGTTGAGGAGCGTAACATACTTAGCGATAAAATAGAGCAGCAAGGGCGGGAAATCGCTGAGCTTAAATCTGAGATGCTTAAGCTATCTATATCTATATGCTATAATATGAGCTGTGAAATTAGGAAAACCACTAAAATTGATAAACTAAATAAATAAAATTATGGAAAAAACATTACAAGAAAAACTTAAAGAGCAAGGTACCCAAGGTTCTGTGCTCTTGGCTGATACCTATGAGTTTGGAAGCCTAAATGGTTTTACAGAAGTAAGTGGAGACACTAATAGAAACATTACGGGTGAGCTGCTTGAAAAAATTATTCAATGGCACAAAAATCCTAACAAGATATTTCTTGTATTAGATTTTGCGCATTCAAATGGCCCTTCTACTACCTACGGAAAATTATGTTTTAGTAAATATAATTGGCAGGGCTACTCAAACTCTAAGCCTTACTATATGGCCTACACATCAAATTATAAAGTAAGCTTATATTTGAATGTAGATATGAATACAGTTTCTATAGACTGGACGAATATACTGTAATGGTAGTAAAGTATTTAATAGTCCACTGCTCAGCCACTATGGCTGGCAGGGACTTTAAAGCTAAAGATATTGATGCTTGGCATATAGAAAAAGGTTGGGCCAGCATAGGTTATCACTATGTTATTGACCTAGACGGTACTATAGAAAAAGGTAGACCTGAAACAAAAGCGGGTGCTCATTGCTATGGCAAGAACTCATGTTCTATCGGTATATGTTATATAGGCGGTCTTGCCAAAGATGGCAAAACGCCTAAAGATACAAGGACAGAAGCCCAGAAGCAAGCCTTAATTAAGCTGCTTACAGAGCTAAAAGCAAAATATCCTAAAGCTACTATACACGGTCATTGCGAATTTGCCTCTAAGGCTTGCCCATGCTTTGACGCTAAAAACGAATATAAAAACTTATAAAATGATGGAAAAAACGAATATAAAAACTTAAAAATTCACAATTATGGACTTAACAAAAAAAAATAAAAGAACAAGGCAATCAGGCAGGTGTCCTCCTTGCTGATGCTATTGATAACACTGTTGACTTGGGTGATATTGGAACTTTAAGTCTTGGTAGCACTGGTCATAAGCTATCAGACGAGCAGGATAAAATAGTGACTGACTTTTTAAAGGATGATACAAAAAGGTGGCTTACTTTTAATGTAAAATTAGATAATTTCAATAATTTAACGGTTACTATTGACAAGATGCAAAGGTGTGTAAGTGACGGCGTAGATTTTGATTTTTTAAATTACTATATATATCCAGGAGAATTTCGACTTTTAAACTTTATTTCGTATCTATCTGCCGATACATATAGCTCTAGCATATTTGTATATAAAATACCATTAGAAATACTGTAATAAAATTCGCAATTACGGCATGTAGTGGTAAAAAAGAGATAGAGCCCCGTCCGAAGATAGGAAAAGGTCATTCCCGCAATATTTAATATTTGTGAGAATGGCTTTATTCTTAAAATAAATAAGATATAAAGGAAAAATAAATAAATTAAAATAACATTGCGAGAATAAATTACACATGAAAGATATTATCATAAAAATAGGTATTATAGTGGCCGTGGCTTTATTTATAGCGGCCTCTGAGGCCCGTATAAAAGGCCTAAAGTCTGAAAATAGTAGGCTTAAAGGCAATCAGGAACTTTTGCTTTCAGAAAAAGAGTCTATAATAGCACAAAGTCAGTTCTATAAAGTATCTGACAGCCTTAATGCCGTTAAAGTGTCTGAGTTAAGCCTTTCACTCTCTGAGTATAAGAAGTATAGGAAACAAGACTTAAAGCAAATAGAACAGCTTAAAGTAAACAAATCAGATTTACAGGCAGTTATAGCTTCTCAGTCAGAGACCATAAATAACCTTTCAGTCAAGCTTAAAGACTCTATAAGGGCTGATACAATTGCTATTAATAACGATACTCTTAAATGCTTTAAATACAAGTCAAAATGGACTGACGTGACGGGTTGCTTTAATTTAAGTAGAGATACTGCTGAGCTGCGGATAGTTAATAGGGAGTCAATTAAGGTAGTAGAGACCATTAAATATAAGCGCTTCTTAGGCTTCTTATGGAAAACTAATAAAATTAAGAGCCGACAAGTTGATATAGTTAGTGAGAACCCAAACACATCTATAATAAATTCTGAGTATATAAACATTGCGAGATAAACAATGTAAACAGTGTAAACAATATATTGTTTCTCCATAACTCATTGATTTTCAGGCCTTTATATCTAAATAAACAATGTAAACAATAATTTCTATAAAACACTGGAAAAAGGTATAAACTTTAAAAGTGTAAAAATTTAGTCATATAAAAATAAAAAAATAGCAATACGACTTTATAGAAATTATTGTTTCTTTGTTTCTTTGTTTACCAACAAATGCAAAAATTATTATCCAATAAAAAACTTATATTTTTTAGCAATATTTTTTTATTAATTTGCATAAAAAATTTTTTTTATCAGAAAAAAGGCATTATCTTTGCAGAGTAGAAAATTAAAATATAAAATAAATAATGATTATGGAAAAACAGTTTGATATTAATAAGGTTATAGCTTATTATAAGCTAGACCCTTTGGATTTAGCCAAGGTGCTATTTCCGTTTGTCAAATACCCAAAGCAGGCTTTTGACCGGGTTCTTAAGGATGAAGCCAATTTGGATGTTGTACAGGTAGAGAAGTTAGCCAATTACATTGGGGTGCTTGTTACAGATTTGTTTTCTGCAGACACTTGGAAAAGTTCCACAGAGGATGGCTGCTTAACAATGCTTAAAGGCGATTATAAGGTAAAGCTTAATTATAATGGCGTGTACATGTCAATATATAAAAATAATAAGCTTATCCATCAGACATTAACGAATGTACCAGGTATGACCGTAAATGAGTTTATCGACTTTTTAAATAACTTTATTAAAACTTACGAAAATGGAAACAATTAAAATTTCTGTTGCAGTTAGCGTAAACTTGTCTGAAAATACGCAGAACTTTATTAAGTCTTTGTTTAGTGGTGCTACTACTCCTGTAGCTCCCACAAAACCTACTCCGCAGCCTGCAGCTCCTGCCAAGACGCAGAACAATGTCAAGCCCGCTCCTTCAGCGCCTGCCGCTCAGGATGCTTCTTCTGTCTCTAAGAGTATTGAAGAGGTTAGGGCACTGCTTGTAGCTAAAGTAAATGACCATCGTGAGGTTATCAAGCAGAAACTTGAAGAGCTAGGTGCTCCAAGCGTATCAAAGCTTGACCCGTCTAAGTATGATGAGATGTTTAACTTCTTAAATGAATTGTAATTATGCCAAGAAGTAAAGAAAAACTACTGCAAAGGGCCACACAGAAATTTCGCAAAGAGGACCCAACCCGATATGAAAGAACGGTAAAAGCAATAATACGTTTAATAGCAAAACAATACAAATGAAACAAGTTACAAGTACTACAAAACTACAAAAGCATAGTCAAAGAGACCATGCTTTACTCTCTGCCTCAGGCGCTGGTAGGTGGCTAAACTGTACACCATCTGCAAGGCTTGAAGACGAATACGGTGAGAAGAAATCTTCTGTATACGCCGCTGAAGGCACACTTGCTCATGAGCTCTCAGAGCTTTATCTGCGAAGAGATACACTAAACAATATTAGCGAACAAGACTTTGACCAAAGGCTTGAAGAGATTATGGCAAATGATTTGTTCAGCGATGAGATGCTAGAAGTTGTTCCCATATATACAGATTATTGCTCTGACCAATTGACAGAGGCGAAGGCCGTAAATTCATTAGCCATAATGGAGATTGAGCAGAACCTTGATTTGACAGAATATGTGCCTGAGAGCTTTGGAACAGCAGACTGTGTTATAATTAATGATAACCTTATGGAAGTCATTGATTTGAAATATGGAAAAGGTGTTCCCGTATATGCTGATTGGAATAAGCAGTTAATGCTTTATGGCCTTGGGGCCCTACACAAATACGATACAATGTATGATATAACAGAGGTACGCTTGACTATTGTACAGCCACGTATCAATAATATATCTAGCTGGCAAGTATCTGTTGAAGACCTTAAGACTTGGGCCCAAGAGGAACTTAAGCCAAAAGCAGAATTAGCCTTCGAGGGTAAAGGAGAACTTTGCGCTGGAGACTGGTGCCGTTTCTGCGCTGTACGTAATAGATGCCGTAAACTTTATGAGCAGCAATTAGAAATAGCTAAATATGAGTTTGCGGACTCAAATCTACTTACAGACGAGGAAATTGTAGACGTAGTTAAGAGAGTACCTAAGTTAGTAGAATGGGCTAACTCAATTACTGAGTATGCGCAGGAAAAAGCAATAACTGAAAATAAAGAATGGCCGGGCCTTAAGCTTGTAGAGGGGATTAGTAGGCGTAAATGGATTGATGAGGACAAAGCCTCCGATGCAATCTTTGCTCGCTGCCCTGAACTTTCAGAAGATGAGATTTTCAGCATGAAGCTTAAATCAATCACAGCTATTGAAAAACTGGTAGGTAAAAAGCGCTTTAATGAAATACTTTCAGACGTTGTTATTAAGCCTCAGGGCAAGCCTACTCTTGTACCTGTAGAGGATAGAAGGCCAGCAATGGGGTACGGACAAGCGCAAATAGACTTTAAAGATTAAAACTTATGAGAAAGAATATATTTGTAAAAGGCTCAAAATATAATGGACCAGAACTCACAATTAGAGAACAACAATTGGGTATACGCTACATAGTAGCTATCCATAGTAATGTAAAGGCCTATATGCTTAAGCCAAAAGATTATGGCCAGCGCCTTTTAAACAAAAGGGGCTATTCACATAAAAGAACTAACAAATAATATTAACATTTTAAAAAATTAAAGCTATGAGTAATCAAGTAAATTCAACCAAGGTAGTAACAGGCAAAGTAAGATTTTGCTACGTACATGTTTTTGAGCCTACAGCCGTTAATGAGGGCGATACACCTAAGTACAATATCTGTATTTTGATACCTAAGAGTGATATGGCCACTATTGAAAAGATACGTAAAGCTATAGAGGCCGCTAAAGAAGCAGGTAAGGCAAAGCTCGCAGACAAGAATGGGCGCATTCCATCAACTATAAAGTTGCCTTTGCGTGATGGTGATGATGAGCGTGCAGACGACCCAGCATTTGAGGGTTGCTACTTCATAAATGCAAATTCAACGCGTCAGCCAAGTGTTGTTGACCGTGCTCTCAATCCAATTATTAGTAGAGATGAGTTCTATTCAGGCTGCTATGGCCGTGCGTCAATCAACTTCTATGCTTTCAATGTTCAGTCAAAAGGTATTGCGGCTGGCTTGAATAACCTTCAGAAGCTTGAAGATGGAGAGATGCTTGCGGGTGGTTCAACTGCTGAGGAGGACTTTGGCGGTGATAACGCTATTCAGTATGATGACTTGATATAAGCTGGTAAGGCAGACTAGGTATAGCTATCTAGTAATGGACTTAGGCGGGTTCGACTCCCGCCCTGCCTACTATTTATCTAAAAATTATTATTATGTTAAATTACCAAAAGTTAGTCTCCCATGTACTTGAGTACGGGGCTTTAAGAAAAAATAGGACTGGCATTGATACTATAAGTGTATTTGGTGCCAGCCTTGTGCATGATATGCGTGCAGGTCTTCCAATATTAACAACCAAAAAGATATACATAAAGGGTTGTATATATGAGCTACTATGGTTCCTAAAAGGAGATACTAATATAAAGTATCTTACTGATAATAACGTACATATATGGGATGAGTGGGCCGATAAAGATGGTAATTTAGGTCCTATATATGGAAAGCAGTGGATAAATAGTGGTGAAAAACATATAAATCAAATACAATATATTATTAACGAAATAAAGCATAACCCATATTCACGTAGGATTGTATTAGACGCATGGGGCCCCTCTGATTTAAAAGATATGGCTCTCCCGCCTTGTCACGTATTATATCAGTTCTATGCGGACCCGGCCTCTAAGCAGTTAAGCCTTAATGTATATATGCGTTCAGGTGATTTATTTTTAGGCGTACCCTTTGATATAGCAGAAGGAGGCTTACTATTAAATATGGTTGCCACAGTAACGGGCTATAACCCGTATAGGCTTACTTACTATTTTGGAGACTTACATATATATGTAAATCACCTAAATGCAATAAAAGAGCAGCTCTCAAGAGAGCCCTATAAGCTGCCAAAGTTAGACTTGCCAATTAAGGAAAGCATATTTGATTATAAGTATAAAGACTTTAAGATACTAAATTATAAATGTCACCCAACAATAAAAGGAAAAGTTGCAATATGAAAAAGTTATTTATAGATGTAGAGACCTTTTCTTCTATAGACATTTCAAAAGCAGGTGCCTATAAATATATAGAGTCCCCTGATTTTGAAATACTAATAATTGGCTATGCCATTGACGACTCTGAAGTACAAATTATAGACTTAGCGCAGCATGAAGAAATGCCGGCTGAATTCAAAGAGGCTTTACTTGATGAAAATTGCTTAAAAGTAGCTCATAATGCCGTATTTGAGCGCTTAAGTTTTAAACGCATAGGGTATGAGGTACCTATTGAGCAGTGGTATTGCACTGCCGTTAAGGCAGCTTATTGTGGGCTCCCTCTCTCATTGGATAATGTATCTAAGGCCTTAGACCTTGAGAATAAAAAGCTTGATACAGGTAAAACACTTATTAAATATTTCTCATGCCCCTGCAAGCCTACTAAAATTAATGGTATGCGTACTAGAAATTATCCTAGGCATGCACCTGAAAAGTGGGAAATGTATAAAGAATATAACAAATATGATGTATTAGCTGAGCGTGAGATTTATACGAGGCTTGAAGGCTATGAGATACCAGATATTGAGCGTAAAGTATATGTACTAGACCAGCAAATAAATGATAATGGTATTCTTATAGATAAAGAGCTAGCTGAGTCAGCTATAGAGGTAGATACCCAATATAGTCACATACTGGAGAGCAGAGTAAGTAAAATAGCTGCCTTAGACAATCCAAATTCGCCGGCTCAAATAAAAAATTACATAATGCAGCAAACAGGTGATTATGTAGAGTCTTTGTCAAAGGATAATATGCAAGACTTAATGGATAAATACAAAGATACTTATCCATATATTTATGAGCTATTAAGCCTTAGAAAACAGATGGCCAAGACGTCTATAAAGAAATACTATGCTATGTTAAGCTGCGCCATGTCAGATAATAGAGCAAGGGGTATGTTCCAATTTTATGGGGCAAACAGAACTGGAAGATGGGCTGGTAGACTTATACAGCTACAAAATCTTGCCAAAAACCATGTAGACAATATAGCTATACCTCGTGAATTAGTACGCTCAAGAGATATAGACTCTATTGAGATGCTGTATGATGATGTATCAGATATTTTGTCACAGCTTATTAGAACAGCTTTTATAGCGCCAGAAGACCAAACTCTTGTAGTTGCTGACTTTTCTGCCATTGAGGCACGAGTTATATCTTGGCTATCTGAAGAAGAGTGGCGTATGGAAGTATTCCACGGAGATGGTAAAATATACGAGGCTACGGGCTCTAAGATGTTTAACGTACCTATATCCGCCATAACTAAAGGCTCTGAACTACGTCAAAAGTCTAAAATATCAGAACTAGCATTAGGTTATGGAGGCTCTTTAGGGGCTCTAAAAAGGATGGGCGGCGAAAAGATGGGGCTCTCAAATCCTGAAATGATGAGCCTAGTACGCAAATGGCGTATGGCCAATCCTAATATAGTTGACTTATGGGAGCAACTGAATGAGGGTGCCTTAGAGTCTGTAAAGTATCATAGACCTATAAGTATAAATAATAAGCTAATAATAGATACGGATGATGAAAATATGACTATACAATTGCCCTCAGGCAGGAAGCTATTTTATAGGCACCCCACAATAAAGAGGGGCAATAAATGCGATAATACCCTATTCTATGAGGGCATCCAGCAAGAGACAAAACAATGGACTCTTATTGATACGTATGGAGGAAAACTAACAGAGAATTGCGTGCAGGCCATTGCCCGTGATTTATTGGCATATTCTATGTTACTATTGCGAGACGCAGGATATAAAATTGTTGGTCATATACACGATGAGGTTTTAATCGAGGTGCCTACCCAGCTTGCAAGAGAGCATTATAATAATGTTACTAAAATAATGGGTATAGCACCTGAGTGGGCCTCTAATTTACCACTGAGAGCTGACGGTTATGTAACACCATTTTACCTAAAAGACTAAAAAATGATTGAGCTACAATATGATAAAGACCTTAGCATAGCTATTGGACTAAATGTTTCAAGTAAAGTATGGAAAAATACTAAAACAACTTGGAGCAGCTTAGTCCAAAAGCTAGCTACTCCTGTAGTAACAGCTGAGACCTATAAGCGCTTTATGGGTGCCACAAAAGATGAGCAAAGCAAGATAAAAGATGTAGGCGGCTTTGTTGGTGGTTTTCTCACAAATGGTAAGCGTGATAAAACAAGTGTTCTATATAGGCAGTTACTTACATTAGATATTGATTTTTCTCACGAGAACTTTTGGTGGGATTTTACAATGTTATTCAACTGCGCTGCTGTAATACACTCCACACACAAGTCATGCCCTGAAAAGCCACGGCATAGGCTTATAATTCCACTTGATAGAGAAGTATCGCAAGAAGAATATCAGGCTATAGCTAGGAAAGTAGCGGGAGACTTAAATATTGATTTGTTTGACAAGTCAACATTTGATGTAAATAGACTTATGTTTTGGCCTTCTGTATCTTCGGACTCAGAATATTATTTTGAGTACCAGGACGGGCCATTTCTTGAGGCCGATTATATATTAGGCTTATATAATGATTGGCACGATACTAGCGAGTGGCCTGTGGCTACGGATAGTACAGACACTATACTGAGCGCTATAAAAAAGCAAGAGGACCCTGAGGCTAAAAAAGGTATAATAGGTGTATTTTGTAGGGCCTATACAATACAAAGTGCCATAGAAACATTTCTTTCAGATGTTTATGCTAAAGTAGATGATAATAGGTATACCTATATAAATGGCTCTACTGCTGCGGGCTTAATAGTATATGACGATAAGTTTGCTTATTCGCACCATGGCACTGACCCTGCTGGCGGTAGACTATGTAATGCCTTTGACTTAGTACGTATACATAAATTTGGGCACTTAGATACTGGCAAAGAAAAAGAAGATAAGGACAAAAAGAGTTTTAAGGCAATGGAGGAGTTTGCCTCTAAAGACTCTATAACAAAAAAGCGTATAGCCGAAGAAAAATTTGCTGAAGCTAAATTTGAGTTTGCTGAAGAGGCAAAATCTGAGGTTACTGAAGAGTACGATAACTCTTGGACTGAAGAACTTGAAGCAAATACAAAGGGCGAGTACGATAATTCAGCGAATAACCTAAATATAATAATTCAACATGACCAATTTTTAAAAGATGCCTTTAAGTTAAACATTTTTGATAATAAAAGATATGTCACTAGGTCGCTACCTTGGCGTAAAGTCGATACTATGGAGCCTTTACGTGATGTTGATTATTCTGGTGTTCGTAACTATATCGAGTGTGTCTATGGTATTGTCTCAAGCCAAAAAGTTGATGACGCCCTTGCACTTGAGTTTGAGAAAAAGAAATTTCACCCAATAAGGGAGTATTTAAGTTCTCAAAGATGGGATGGCCAGCAAAGATTAGATACACTATTGATTGATTACTTTGGTGCAGAAGATAACATATATACAAGAGCAGCCATTAGAAAAACTCTTGTTGCAGCAGTAGCTAGAGTATTTGAGCCAGGCGTTAAGTTTGATACAGCGCTTATATTAGTAGGTGAACAGGGAACTTACAAAAGTACATTTGTTAAAAGGCTTGGCATGGATTGGTTCTCAGATACATTTACTACGGTACAAGGTAAAGAGTCATTTGAGCAAATACAAGGTGCCTGGCTAGTTGAAATGGCTGAGCTTTCAGGTCTTAAAAAAGCTGAGGTAGAGTCTATTAAGCACTATATTTCTAAGCGAGAAGATATGTTTAGGCCTGCCTACGGTAGAGTTGTAGAAACTTATAAGCGACAATGTGTATTCTTTGGCACAACTAATAATAAGGACTTCTTAAGGGACCCGACCGGAAATAGGCGCTTTATTCCAATTGACGTACGACCTGAGTTTGTCACAAAATCAGTAATAAATGACCTCACACAAGAAGAGATAAATCAAATATGGGCTGAGGCATATCAACTATACTTAGCAAAAGAGCCGCTATACTTTAATGCCGAAGAAGAAGTTATTGCTAAAATCGAGCAGCATAAGCACTCTGAGATTGACGAGCGTAGAGGTATTATTGAAGAGTACCTTAACACTAAATTCCCTGAAAACTGGGAGTCTATGGACTTATATGACAGAAGGCACTGGTTAGAGGACCCGCTGGCAAAGAATGGTACAATTCAAAAGGACTTTGTTTGTATAGCTGAAATATGGTGTGAGTGCCTAGGCAAAGATAAAACTGAAATGTCAAGGTATAATACAAGGGAAATTAATGAAATACTTAGGTCTATGCCTGACTGGGAAACAGTTACATCCACTAAGAACTTTTCTTTTTATGGTAAACAAAAATATTATAAACGTAAAGATAGCTTATTATGATAGTAAATTTTTATTTAAATACGAGGCTATTAGCCAAAAAGAATATAGGCATAGTGCCTAATTGTAATGACTATGTATCTATGTCGGGTCAAGTCTTTTACGTTATAACTAAAGAGCTTGACTTAAATGAGCAGTATGAGCAGTACAATGTATATTTAAAAAGATGCAAAAGACCATAGATAGTGAAAAGGACATTGAGCGTAGGCTAGTAGAGCTGGTAAAGATAAATAATGGCATGTGCATAAAGCTATTATGTGACCAGCTCACAGGCTTACCCGATAGAATGTGCTTATTTCCTGGGCACAGAATAGTTTTTGTAGAGCTAAAAACAACTGGGCGAAAGCCAAAGCGCATACAAGTTTATATACATAATAAGCTTAAGGCCCTTGGTTTTAGAGTTGAGGTTATAGATACAATAAAAGGTGTTGAAGATTTTATAAACAGCATAATATGTTAACAAGAAATAACTTACATAAGTATCAAAAAGTATGTGTAGAGCATATAATTAAGTACCCATATTGCGGTTTATTCCTAGATATGGGTTTAGGTAAAACTGCTACTACATTAACAGCGATAAATGACCTTATATACGACTATTGCGAAATTTCTTCTGTGCTAGTTATAGCGCCAAAGCGTGTAGCTGAGTCTGTATGGCAAGAAGAGGCAGAAAAATGGGACCATTTAAAGCATTTACGCTTTTCAAAAATAATAGGTAACCCTACGCAGCGCATTAATGCCGTACGGGAAACAAAAGCTGATATATACATAATATCAAGAGATAATGTTGCTTGGCTTTGCGCCTTATATGGCGGTGGAAGTTTGCCTTTTGATATGGCAGTAGTAGATGAGCTTAGTAGCTTTAAGTCTTATAAGTCTGTTCGTTTTAAGGCTTTACGCAATGCAAGACTATACTTAAAAAGGCTAGTAGGGCTAACTGGCACTCCCGCACCAAATGGCCTAATAGACTTATGGGCTCAGCTATATTTAATAGATAGGGGCGACCGCCTTGAAAAAACAATATCACGGTATAGAGAAAAATACTTTAGGCCCGGCCGGACAAACGGGCATGTCGTATACTCTTATGACTTGATGAGCGACTCTGAGTACCTGATACATAAAAAAATAGAAGATATATGTATAAGTATGCGGGCCGAAGACTATCTTGAGTTACCTGAAAAAACAGATAACTATATTAAGCTTAAAATGCCTAAAAGCCTAATAAAAAAATACGAGGACTTTGAAAAAAATAAAGTACTTGAATTAATCAAAATAGAAAGCGAGCCTACACTGGAGATAAATGCTGTTAATGCAGCGGCTTTATCAAATAAGCTATTACAATTCGCAAATGGCGCTATATATGATGATGATAAAAATGTATTTCAAATTCACGATATTAAGTTAGAGGCCCTTAAAGAGATAATAGAGAACTCAAATGGCAAGTCTGTATTAGTTGCCTGGACATATCAGTTTGATAGGGACCGAATAAAGGAATACCTTAAAGAGTATACGCCAAGAGAGCTAAAAACTAGTAAAGATATTGAGGATTGGAATGCTGGTAAAGTACAAGTCATGCTAGCGCACCCGGCCTCTGCAGGCCATGGCCTTAATCTTCAGGCTGGCGGTAATATAATAGTTTGGTTTGGTCAAACATGGAGTCTAGAGTTATACCAGCAATTTAATGCTAGACTATATAGACAAGGACAACAAAACCATGTTATTATAAACCATTTAATATTGCAGGGTACGCATGATGAGGACGTTATAAGCGCTCTTAAGGCCAAAGACAAAACTCAGAGTTCTTTAATGAATAGCATAAAAGCTAAAATTGATAAATATAAAAAATACATGTAATTATGACACTACTAGAAAAAGCAATTGGATTGGCAAAAAGCAGAGCCGAAGAAAATGGTGTTGTTTACCGTAAAGAATTAGTAAGGCTACTAATTTTTAAGAAAAAAGACTACTACGAATTTAGCTCAATAAATACTTGCGTAGATATGGCGCTAAAAGCCTTAACAGTACAAGGCTATTTAGAGCACTCAGGTTATGGAGAGTATAGAAAAGTTATTACTAAAGCTAAGCGTAAACCTAAAAAATAAGTATTATGGGAAGAAATGGTAAAAAACTTCCGGTATTTCCGGAAATGGTAAAGTTCGTAAATGACAATGTGGGTAACATAGTTTCATCTAAAGCTATACTACTTGGCAAAACACCTGATAGAGGCTCTGAAACATCATATTTATATAAATTTATAAAAGCTGGATATGTAGAGTCTATAAATAAGGGCTCTGTGCAGGACAAAAATACGATGTATAAAATATTAAGGGCCTTTCCAAAGCACTATAACTCATGTATGCTTAAAGATGAGCTACGTGTAATTAATGGCTATGCTCCTAATTTTTGTAATAAAGAGTAAAAGGCTAAAGGGCGTTAAGATATATGGAATACTATTAAAAAATTTTTTATTCTCGCAAAAAAGCAGTATCTTTGCTATATAAATAATTAAAGCGATAAAAAATGGAAAAAAGAACACTTAGAGAAATTGCACGTGAAATTAAGGCTGCCTGGAAGAATGTATATTTTGGAGCGCAGCCCTATCTTGATGCTATGTTAACTCTTGATACTACAGACTTAACTGCAACCTATTATTATGAGTCTGCAGAATTTATAGTTAGATACTTTTTAGCTAATGCGCAAACCTTTAGGGGACCTGAGGCTAGAAGGTTAAAAGCAGAATTAAAAGCTATGCTCAATGGATGAGGTAATTAAACTGCTAAGAGAAAACAATAAAATACTTTAAACTAACAAAATATTAAACAATTTTAAATTATGAGTAACATTTTATATAGAGCAAATCAAATAGTAAATGAACGCTCTGAAGAAAAAGAACGCCAGTATGGCGATTTTGCTAAGTGCATGAGCAGAGCTACAGCAATCTATAATTTGCTAAGCGAAAGCCCACAGGCAAAGATGACTCCTACTGATATGTATAAGGCAATGATTGCCATGAAGCTGGCAAGAGAAGCTCATGCACATAAAGAGGATAATCTATTAGATGCGGCGGCCTATATAGGCGCAATGAATAACTACATTGAAGAGTATGTAACACTTTCCAATAAGCAAGAATAATTTTTAACTTAAGACAATACAATTATGAAATTTGCAAAAGTAAGAGACGTAAAGTCACCACAACGTGGAACATTTAAAGCTGCAGGAATTGATTTTTTTGTTCCAAATGACTTTGAAGAGACAACTGTACTTCCAGGCCATGACCTTCTTATTCCTTCAGGAATTAAGGTAGAGATACCTGAAAACTATATGCTATTAGGCGCAGACAAATCAGGCGTAGTAACCTCAAAAGATGCTTGCGAAGCTGCTGGTAGGACACCAAAGAAAGATGCCTTTGATACTATAATGGTAATAGGAGCTAAGGTCATAGATGAGGACTATACAGGCGAAATACATATACACGTATTTAATGCAGGCGTATGGGCCGCACGTATTAAGCCCGGCATGAAAATAGCACAGTTTATTCTTGTTCCAGTATTATATACGTGTCTTGAAGAAGTTTCTGAGACTGAGCTTTTTGAAGATAAGGTATACGATAGAGGTGATGGGGCTTTTGGCTCTACAGGTACCTATTAAAAACTTATTCCCGCATTATTCCCGCACAGGCTATAGCCTTTTAAAGTACCGGAAAAATAAAATAGCAATGGAAAAAATAAAGGCCATTAAAATGTGCGGGAATACTTAACACTAAAAATAACAACTTATGAAAGAAAAAGCTAGGTTGATTAATCACTTAATCTCAGCGCTTAATGGTGAAGCCTGGGAAGATGTGGATGCTATTATGAATAAAATAATTGCTACAGGTGACAAAGAGTTAATAAATCGTGCAAATCATTTAAAATCGGTAATATGAAACAGACAATAGAAATTGAAGTTCCAGAAGGCAAGAAAGCTATATGGAAAGATGGTAAGGTAGTATTTGAAGACATTAAGCCTAAGCTGCCTAAAAATTGGAAAGAGTTTTGTGACAACAATCCTATCAAGATGTCGGAATTTTATATATCAAGTACTGGTGAAATAGCTAATTTTAAAGCGTATGATTTCGAGTATGCAGACAAGCGTCCTTGGGGAGAAACTAACTTTCTTCCGTCAAAACAAGATGCCGAGGCACATTTAGCTCTTATGCAGCTTCATCAATTAAGAGATTGTTATAGACAAGGATGGGTTCCTAATTGGTACAATTCTCTACAAGAAAAATATTGCATAGCGCATTATAATAGCTACTATGGGGTGGAATATAGTGAAACGGCACCATATTTCCTTGCCTTTCAGTCTGAGGAGATAGCCGAGGAGTTTATGCGTAATTTCCGAGATTTGATTGAGAAGGCGGGTGATTTAATTTAAAACTTACAACTATGAACAAGAATATTATTAAAAGAAACATCATTCTCTCATGGATAGGGAGAACAGTAGAGGACACAGAACGTGTTGGCGCAATGTATTGTTTTAAACGTTGTGATGTTAATGTAGACTAATATTAATTGTTAAAATTGTTATTATGAAAGAAAGAAAAAATATTGAAATAATGGAATGGTCAGACATACTTGATGCACTTAATGGTACATCAACAGAAGACGATGAATTATAAAAATAGGAGATTAAATCATGACAAAAGAAGAATTAATTAAGCTGCTTAATTCAGAGGAATTTATACAAAACCTCAAAATATTTGCAGCTAAGTTCAAATCAAATAAAGGCTACGGTCGTTGGCTCGCTGAGTACCAAAGAATGGACAAGCAAGGCTTATTTACAGCAAAAAGCCTTAAAGAGCAATATATAAAGATACTAAAAGACATAAGTCCATTACAGTATCTTTATTGGGAGGCAATCCATTATATTGGGTCCCAAGCTCTTGATGCTACTAAGGAGTATTTCGATAACTGCTATTGCGATATAAGAGCCGTAACAGGAGAAATAGCCGAAGACGAAAATGGCGAAGAGCTTATATATCTTGAATTGTCTGATGCTAAAGCCTTATGCGCTCAAATGAATAAAGAGTTGGGCGAGAATATATTTGTAGTTTACGATAGTCAATCCAATAAACCAATAACTATATGAAATATGGAGTATTTGACCGTACAGGCTCTTTAGTTAGGGCCTTTAATACCTTTGAAGGCGCTGAGACTTTTAAAACGTATAGTGGTAGGCGTGATTGGAAAGTAAAACAACTTAATTAA